AAGCGGATTTTCTAATTTTGGTTCAATCGTAGAAGATGCTTTCGGCATTGTTTTAAAACGATTGCCTGAAAGTGTTGAGTCGGTAAGTTCATTATTCTTTTCTCTTTTAGATGATCTTGCGATTGCCTTTGATGGTATCTCTAAATTATTTAAAGGAATTTGGGATAACGGAGGAAATGTTTTATTTGAACAACTCATTAGATTAGCTAATGCAATCATTGATTTAGGAACATCTATTAATGATAACTTTGTTAAGCCTATTCTTAAATGGTTTGCAGATGATATTGCACCGACATTAGGTAAGGTTTTAGGTAAGATTTTAGGCTTATTTGGTAGTCTTGTAGGTTTACTTGCGGACGTTACAAAAGCTTTTGCAGAAAACAAAAATGCGGTTTCTCTTGTATGTACAGCTCTTACAACTATGTTTGCTTTATACAAAGGAGCACAAATTGTTTTATGGGTTAAAAAGTGGGTAGATGAATTCAAAGATTTCAAAGGGGCTATAGGTTTAGCTAAAGGGGCTTTACTCACTTTAGAAGATACTAAATTTGGTGCAAAGATTGAAGCAACTTTTAGAAATCTAATAAAATCTGTACAGTCTACTGGAAGTACATTTAAAGATGCTAAAAACATCTTATCTAGTTTATGGACCACTCTTACAGCAGGAAGCACACCTATGAGCAACACAGCTTCTATCTTTGGAAAATTAAGAGATATGGCATCAACTTCTACTGGTGCTGTTGGTTTATTTGCTAAAGGGTTATCTGCATTAACTTCTCCTTTAGGCTTAACGGTTGTAGGAATTACTGCTGTATCAGGTGTCTTAATGTATCTTACAAGAGATTACAACGGTACAACTGGTGCAACCGCTGAATACATCAATAAACTTAAAGATCAGCAAAAAGAATTGGATAACGTTACTAAAAAGACACAAGAAAATCAAAAAGTAACAAGAGATAAAATTGCTACTATAGACAGCGAATACTATGCTGTTGAAAGAGCGATTTCTAAACTTGATGAAATGGTGGACTCTAACGGTAAGGTTAACGGTTCACAAGAAGTAGCACAAAACTTAATTGACCAAATCAATTCAAAACTTGGTACTAACATCACTATTCAAGATGGTGTTATCAAGAATTGGAAAGATGAAAAAACAGCATTAGACCAAACTATTGAGTCTATGAAGTTGAAAGCCAAAGTAGAAGCTCATTATGATGCTTACGTCAAAGCTTTAAAACAAGAAAAGGATTTAAGTGTTGCTTTATCTAATGCAAAAAGAGAGTTAGCTGACAATACTGAAAAACTATATAAAAAGAAACAACGCTTTGATGAATTAACACAAAAAGGTGTAAATAAAACACAAAGTGAAAGAGAAGAATATCAAAAGTTAGTTCAACAAATTGGAGATTTAACCGCTACACACTCCCAACTTGAAAAGAATGTTAAGAGTGCACAAAAAGCTTTTGATACCAATAAGAAATCTATCACCGACTACGATAAGGCTGTTAAAGCCACAAGCGGTGATGTAAAAGATATGGCAAAAAGTATTGTTGCAGACTATGAAAAGATGGGCAACGACTCTAAAGCAACTTGGAAATCTATGGCACAAGGGCTTGTTGATTTAACAACTAAACATTCAGAATATGTAAAAAACAACGCTGATATGAACTCTAAAGAAGTTAAATCAAATGAAGAAGCTACTAACATTATTATCCAACACATGGTAGAAAAAGCTAAAAAGCATGGTATGACATATGATGAAATGTTAGCTAAATTAAAAGATGCAGGGGTTAAGCTTAATGCAACTGAAAAAGCTCAATTACAAGAAGAATACAACAACTATGTTTCAAACAAAAACAAAATAGCTAACTTGGAAGCTTCTAAATGGGCTAACATGTCAAGCCAAACATCAATCCAAATGTCTAGGTTAAATTCTTATCAAAAAGCAAAATTAGATGAAGCTTTGAATATGTTCCAACAAACTGGGGATAAATCAGGACTTCAATATTGTCAAAAATTAGCAAATGCTTTAGCAAGAAATGGTGGAGCTACAGATGCTGAAACATTAAGAATTATCGGTCAAATTGAAAGCAGAGCAAGAGCTTGTAACCCTAATGTTAAAGTTCATACAGCTTTAGATTGGAATAGTTTGAGTAGTGTTGTTAATTCAATTTCAAGCACTGTATCAAGAGTTGTTTCAACAATCACAATGAGATTACCTCACTTTGCTACTGGTGGTTTCCCAGAAGATGGTATGTTCATGGCAAACCACGGAGAATTAGTTGGTAAATTCACAAATGGTAAAACCGCTGTAGCAAATAATGAACAAATCGTTCAAGGTATTCAAAGTGGTGTATATAGAGCTGTTAAGGAAGCAATGGGAGAGTCTAATAACAATGGAAACAATGTTGTTCAAGTATATATCGGTAAAAAGAAAATTGCGGAGGAAGTTCAAAACGCAAACAAAGAGTCGTTGATGAAAACGGGAAAGGTAATATTTGGTACTTAATATGGCGAATGAAAGAAGACATGAAATTACAATTAGCGGTATTACAATTAGCCTTTCCTCTAAAAAAGATACTTATTTTGACTTGGATGCAGAAGCGACAAGAAGTTGGAAAACTGGAATATTAAAAAGAAATAGAATTAGAAAGAACTGTTTAAAAATTGAGTGCTCTATGGAAAATAGGGATGCTGACTATGTGGATTTAGTTCTTGGATTGCTTGACCCTCAAGAGTTTCAAGTTGAAGTCTACGATAGATACAAGAGAGAAAGAGTTACAAAGACAATGTATTGTAGTGACCGCTCAACAGAAGATTATGAAACTGTTAGTGGTACAAAAACAACATTGTCTTTTAATTTGATTGAGGTTTAAAAAACATGTATAAGATACTTTCAAATGGTATTGATTATGCTGAATATGTCACAGCAATGGAAAGCTCTATTTCTTTTTCAGATAATACAATTATCGGGAATGTTTCTTCTAAACAAGTTAAGTTAAGTATTGATAACAGCTCAAATGCTTTTAACGATATATTAGATCAAGAATTCGAGATTTACGACAATGACAACAAATTAGGTGTTTTTAGGATTTATGAAAAGCCTGAAAGAATGACAAGTGAGTTAGAAATTACACTATACGACAATGTCATTCTTTCTAACGTTGCTTATAACTCGGCCATTGAATATCCTTCAACAATCAAAGAGCAATTAGATGAAATGAGTGGAATGATTTCTTGTCCTATTATTTATGATGAAGTTCCACAAAAGGTTTTAGATACACCAGTTGGATGGAAAGACAACACATTATCTATTAGAAATTATTTAATGTTCATAGCTGAATTTTCAGCTTGTAACTGTTTTGCGGATGAAGAAGGAAATATTGTTTTTAAGAGGTTATTAAAAGAAAAGAAGTTTGATTTGCCTGAATATGAGGGTGTAGAAGAATTTGCTACTATTGAAGAATTTACTATTTCTAAAGTAATATTCGATAATGGAGTAGGGACCGTTCTTGAATACGGAACAGATGAAGGACAATCTTATTATTTGATGGCTGACAACTCGTATATTGAGACACAAGAACAAGTTAAGGCTATTGCGACAAATATTATTGGCTTGTCTATTATGACAATGG